GATGATTCGTTCTGTGCATTAAATGATGTCATATGTGGTGATAAGTCTAAGTGGGATTTGCATGTTACCGAGTTTTGGCTCTGGGTTACCTGTACCTTGTTTGCGTCTAAAATTGACTTTGGTGATTGTAAGTATGACCCCGATGATCCTTATTCGAGAGAAAATGTCAATCGTATTAACAGGCTGTTCTTTTGGGCAATTGTTCGATCGTTGTGCGTTAAAGCTGTGGCTGACCCTGTTCATGGTGTCTACTTGTGTGCTGGAATTTTAGCGTCAGGTCGTTTTATTACGTCATTCTTTAATTCATTTATGAATACTGCAATATCTCGGTTCTTATATTATTTGCATCAGCAAATAGTTCATAAAGTTGTAGGACCTTATTCGGAAAAGTTTTTCAATGAGCATTGCAATTTGAATGACTTGGTATATGGTGATGATGATATTAAAGCATTTAAAGAGAAGATAAACCGACAGTTGTGGATTGATTTGTGGGCCAAGTATGCAAATCAAGTTCTTAAGCCAGAGACCGTATTTCCCGTAAAAAATATACTCAAGTGGGACGGTTATTATACGTCGACTCGTCTTACCGCTCAGTTTTTAAAATGTTTCTTTTACCCTTATGTTGATGAACGAGGAAAAATGAGTATATGTATGTGCAAGCCATGGGATAAAATTATGCCTAAGTTGTTCGTTAGTGCGGAAAAGGTGTTGTCAACCAATCTTATTAAGTCGCGATTGCTTTGTGTAGGGTGGACTTGTGCCCCTAACCAAGATGTTTTCTATCTTGCTCGCGAATTGTTTCTTCAAATGAATGATGATAAGAGTGAATTTGGTGATAAACAGCATGACACTTATTATGCAAAGTTGTCTAGTCGTGGTTATGAAATAAGCGACTACTTTCCGACTTGGCCTGAAGCAATGGGAAAGTTCATGAGTCATGAGAACTATGATAGTCGCAAGGAATATGATTCATGGGATCAGATGGCAGAAGTTGATTATGCGTCGTGGAATGGTGCCTCAGTACGTACAGCCTCAGTGTTGGAAGATGATTTTCGCGTCTTGGCGTCGATCATCGACAATGTCCATTCGGGCTATGCTTAGGTGTTCAATGATACGTGAGTAGCAATAGTGAACACGTATTACACC